GTTAACAACCTTCTCATATAGCCTGGCCACCTTGAGTCTTTGGTTTTCAAACCCTTTACTGCCTTTTACTTTACGAGAAAGATGTTGTTGAGCTACTTTAAGTTTGTTTCTATATTTTCTTGTGTATTTATTGTTCTTAAATACTTCGCCCTCAGATGTAACCAACAAATCCTTTAGCCCCATATCCACACCAACAGACTTATCAGTCTTTTTAAGTGGAGTATCATACTCTTCCTTCGTTAATATAGAAGCAAAATATTTTCCACTTGGTGTTTTGGTAATAGTTACTTTTCCTATTTTACCTTTTATTTCTCTGTGTACCCTGCATTTAATACCACTTTTGAATTTACATATAAAGAGCCTGTTATTGGCAACTGATACATGTTGCGAAACAGTAAAACTATTTTTAGAACGTTTGGATTTGAATCTTGGATGTTTAGCTTTCTTGTTAAAGAATTTAGTATAAGATGATTCAAGACATTTAAGAGCAAACTGTAGGGATTGAGAGTTTACATCTTTGAGCCATGATGTTGATTCCTGGTTCTTTAGTATAGTAAGGGCCTTGGCCTGGGTACAATAATTATCACTTTTGCCATTGGCTTTATATTGTTCATCCCTTTGGTTGAGAAAGTAATTATATACGAACCTGACACAACCGAAATGTCTTGCCAGTAGATCCCCCTTGCGCCTTATTAGGATACAATCTAAATCTATATGCTCTATTAACTCTTTTCATCCTATTTTATTCCATTGTTATAATAAAACCACCAGATATCTTTAATATATTTAATCAGAAAATCGTTAGCAAAGAAATGAATAAATTACAGCTCAAAAAACAGGATCCTGACCTATATAATGAGATTCTAAAATGGCCAGGTAAAAAATTCAATGAGAAGCAATATAACTACCACCATCATATCACTGAAATACCAAAATGTCCTATTTGTGGAAAAGAGGTAACCTTTCAGAGCTCCAATCATGGGTACAGAAAATACTGCTCCAATAAATGCGCAGGAGCAGATAAAGAAGTAAAGGCAAAGCGCAAACAAACATGTCTGGAAAAATATGGAGTGGAGTTTGCTGCACAATCAGAACAAACATTAGATGCATATAAAAAGACCTGCTTGGAGAGATATGGAGTAGAACACTTTTCAAATAGGGAGAAGTACAAGGCAACCATGATGGAGAGATATGGGTATGTGGGACTGAAGCGTACGCCCGAGGTTATTGCAAAGCTAAAAAAGACATACTTGCAGAGATATGGGGATGAATATCCTATGAAAATGAAGTCAATAAATGCAAAACGCAAACAAACATGTCTTCAAAAGTATGGAACTGAACATCCTATGAATCTTGATGCAACCAGGGAGAAGCTATCTGCTGCAAAGCGAACTACATTTTTATTGGGAGACCAGTCTGGTACAAAATTATATGAGAATATTTTGGGATACACTGAGAACGGAGATTGGATTTGTAAATGTCCTCACCCAGGTTGTAATCAGTGTAGGGAAAAGACCTATGGTACACACAAGGTGTCCCAACCTTGTTATATAATCAACTCAAGGATGGCTTCAGGAAGAATGAAGGATGGCACAGAACCATGCACTCACCTCCTGCCCATTCAACAAACTAAATTCTCCACCCTGGAGCTGAAGATAAGAAATCAGCTAACTGGAATGGGTGTCAATTATACCACCAATGATAGACGTTTTGGTCCGGAGATGGATATATACATCCCCTCTTTGAAGCTTGCTATTGAGGTAAATGGTTCCTATTGGCATTCCATAGAGCACAAAACATCCTCATATCATATAAATAAATCGCTTCTACTGAGCGATCATGGTATTAGGTGTATATTTATATGGGACGACTATAAAGACGAGGATATACATGAATTTTTACATGCCATTATTAAGGACATGGATTTGAGTCCCTGGATTAAAAAATGGTTCCCTGACATAGATGGATGGCCAGCTGATTTTGGCTTAGTAGATGGTCAATGGCAGGAGCATAGATGCATTCATGGAGAATATGAATGCTATGATGCAGGTGTTTTTGTCTAAACATTTGAGCATACAGAGTGATATAGATTAAAAGAAATGAACATGGGACTTCTAAATAAAGACAATAAAGGCAAAACAACAAGCATAATAAATGTAGATACCCTGAGCATAGATGAAATGGATATACTCTTCGCCAATCACATCTCATTCGGGCACAGTACATCTATTCTCCCTGAAGATGGTCTATGTATCATAAGTGGGTATGGTCCAAATAATGGACTATATGTACCCACGTTTTTAATGTATGTAAATCTCCATGGGACATTATATAATTTCTCTCTTATGTTAGGGGGATTTATGCAACGTGCCCGTAAATACTGTATACATACATTATCAGTAGTTAAAATTCTGGATCCAATAGTTACTCAATTTGGTAATGAAGGATATTTATGGAAAGTAGATATGAGCGAGGCAAAAGCATTCCTTATAGAACAGATAAAAATATATAACAGCATATTGATTTGTGATAAGGAAGAGGGAAAACTATTCCAACAATGGTTGGGTGTTGACTTGAAGAGTGTTATCTAAACATTTGAGCATACAGAGTGATATAGATTAAAAGAAATGAACATGGGACTATTGAATAAAAATAACAAGGCGCAAACGATGAGTTGGATAGACTATGCCACAGGTTCCAACATCAATCCTGAAGATCTCATTCGACTCATCAAGAAAGATGTGGGCGAAATGGAAGATACTCAAAGTGGGTTTCATATTAATTGTGGATATGGAATAACAGGGTATGTCATAACTTGGTTCACAATAATATCAAAGGATAGATTTGGAAATTGGAGATATAAATACTATATACTGCAGGAGGATGGTACCTTTGAGCTGAGATATTTTTATCCTCCTGTGGATTTTGATAGCACTTGTACCATAAGGGTGACCAAGGAATATGTCCAAAAATATTTACCCGACCACATCGAGCTTGACCCTAACCATTTTTCAAATACTTTACAATCGCAGGAGACATCTATAACCTTGTTATGTAATTTAAACATCCCGGTAAGAAAATCTTTGGCATCCTCAATATCTACCTTCCATAGACATTTACCATAATAAAAATATTCAGTCTTTATTCCTTCGATTATTTCAGAATAAATTTTATGTGGCTCATAGGATTTAGTTTCACGATTAAACTTCCCAAATGCAACCCTGAACTGATATAATTTTCCGTTGACATTCGTATATAAATTAAATTCAGATATATGTGTATTATTGCCTGCATGTATACCACTTACTATAATACACAGTCCATCCTCAGGTTGGACTGGAGCTCCACGCTTTATAGGAGTACATTTTGGAAAAAAACTTATCAGCTCATCTGCATCATTTATATCCACATCCCTAAGGCTTATAAACTCCTTTTTATTGGATTTGCTGAGGAGTCCTTCGAGGAATGTATTCAGTGTTTTCATTTTACTCTAAAATCTATTCCTAACCATTTTTTGAATAACTTGAGGTTTGCTGCAGAAACATCATCCTCAACATATACATCCTCGTGGAACATCACCTGGTCCTGGATAAATTTCTTGGCCTGAGCCATGTCCACCCCCAAAGATATCCATAGTTTATGAATTTCATAGAGGTATGTTCCTCTGTTGGTATTATCTCAAGGTTGATTCTCTGTTTATCCCTTGGTAGAACGCTCATGCAAACATAGAAAACATATAGCACCTCATCTATTTTCACAAAGAACTCAAACATAGGCAGACCATACTTATTTCCATATTTGTGTCCCATTATCAAGCAGAGGCCATCAGAAAGAGTAAATACTGCATTGCCTGGATATTCCTTGTGGTCTGGAGTGCCATTTTGAGTTCCTCAATATTCCTCATATCAATATCAGAGATATCCATAGTTTTAGCCTTATTGGATTTATCAAGCAACCCTTCTATAAATGTGTCTAATCTTTTCATGTGTTTTAATGTTTAATATCCAGCTTAACGCCTAACCACTTTGTAAACTGTTTATAAATGCTTAAATTTCCAACAACATTCACTTTGTTGTATAATTCAAATTGTTTAATGAGGAATGCTTTGGCGTCATTTATATCCACCTTCCATAAATATCCATTTTTATAGAAATTAAGCAATTCTCCCTCATCTATTGTGCGCACTGATATTTCATGCGCAAAGTATTTTTCTGTTTGGTGGTCCAGTCCACATATAAGGATATTGAATCTATATAATACCCTGTTGATTTTCACAAACAGGTTAATCATAGGTGAATATGTTTTACCATTGTTCTTCAAACCATGTATCATACACAGGCCATTTTTTGATGGGAGATATATGTCCTGTCCTAATGATGTGCGATGAGGAAATGCACTCGCCAATTCCTCAGGGTCTGTCACATCTATATCGGAGATGACATCGGCCTTATTGGACTTATCAAGTAGTCCTTCCAGAAATATGTTTAGTGTCTTCATTTTATTTTACTGCATATCCTTGACCTGTGGTTATCTGTCGAGCGAGATCATTAAACACACAGGCATTATTAGTAGTGGTATATTTCAATGCCTCTTCCAGGACATCAGTATCCGCTAAATAACGATTATATAGCTTGATATTTGTCATTAGCAGTGGATAGCCATGTACTTGGCATTGTTGTTCTTTTCTGATTATATAATCTTCATTATAGGCCTCAGTACAGCTGAATATTGGATTTTCAATATCAAACCAGAAGGATTCAGGTTTGAGCATATACACAGGCATATCCGTTCTGCGAGTATGGGAATAGATGTTCAGTTCGCGGGTGAAATTCTTCTTGGACCAGCGATAAGTGATTAAATAAGTTTGGAACTGATCCAGTTCCGCTACCATATTCTCCACACCAAATATAAATTTGTCATTCATATACCCCATCTCAAACACTATAGGCCCAAACTCTGCTATAGGCTTGGTACCCTGGCCATGCATGGTGCCCTGGGTCTCCACTATAAAGGTGATAGTGCCCTCTTCTCCGCAGATACCCTTTTGATAGGCCACACAGCCATTTTCATTATTGAATTTATATATGTTTCTTGCTACCACATTATTATGGTGGCAATAAATCTTGTCAATAATCCTAATATCTTTTTTAGTCATACTTTTTCTTATAGCATCAGATATAAAGACATCTTCCATATTAGTGGCTGCGAAGCGTGGGGCCTGTAGTTGAGGAGCCGCAGTTTCTCTTGCGCGCTCATTATCCTCCAAAGGCTGAAAGGTATCCTCATATTTCTTCCCCAGGAAGGTATCTACCACATTCTCCCAGTTACCCTTGTCCACGTTCATGACATCCTCATATTTAACCAAAGCCAGTTTCCAGGTGGTGGACCTATACATCAGACCCTCGTTCTTCTCGTCATAGGCCGAGTTAACCATCCACATGCGTTTCATCATGGGAACATAAATAAAGTCATTGTCTTTTGGGACTGCTGTATCCCCAAAGGCAGTGGCAAACTGGGTCTTGGACAGTTCGGTCTCCCAATCTGTTTCCCAATCAAAATCAAGGTCTCCGAGTTTATAATTGGAAGAAGGCATCTGACCATCCTGTAACATCAGCTTCAGCATCTTACAATCTACCACATTGTGCATGGTGAACTCCTTGAAGGTGTAATCCGCAGACTCCTTCACAGGGTCGCAGCGGAAGTAATAAACTGGGATACCGAACATACATATTATCATGTCTGCAGCCTGTTGCTGGAGCAATAAGGCACAATCCAGGTTAGCATAAGGGTCCATGAGATGAGGATCAGAACAGAAATCCTTTCCAAACATCTCCTGCATGATACAGGTATCATAACAGGTGGTAGTCAGTCCATTTATCTGTACTTCACCTATGGTATCATTCACCAGTACTCTCAGCCAAAAATCAGTATCACAATTCTTGGATAACCGGAGATAGTTATCATAGGTAGTCCAGGAAGTCCAACAGACATTATCCACAGACCAGGAATATTGATATTTGGTAGTATTATCCACTCCGGTCATAGATAGGAATCGTAGAGGCTGAGTAGTCATTGGATTCCTAAAAGTCAAAATCCTTTCAAAACCACAATACATACGCGCTTGCCTAACTAATTGAACCGCCATTTGTTTCCCCGGAATACCCCCGGATTACCCCAGAGATATAACTGGCTACCTGAGTATAACTGGAGAACGTTCGCCATTTGGTAGAGGTAATCATAATCCTTCCATCTCCTTTTTTAGGGTCGGAGAAAAGAATAATAAATGTCCGTTCTACTCCTTTGCCATTACCAGTGTTGTGGTAAGATACCCTGATGGCGCAGCTGTCTCCCATATCTGTAACCTCTGCACTATAACCCTTCCCTAAACTGGCCAGGGAAGAGGCTATGGACTGACCAAAGCCAGCAGAAGACCAGGTACGCCAGTCAAAATAGTCCTTGACATAATACCTGCTATCTCCTGAATCTCCTACACCTCTTCGTCCATCATGGGACTCATTGATAGCAGAATCAGGAACCAGTACAGCCTCGAGGTTCTTTATATCTTTCAAATTTATATCCATGTCTTAATAATAACGTCCTCCCTATCTAAACACTGCAGGAATCCCTGATATATTACTACAAACAAATACAAAAGATATGAAGATAACCAAGGAATTTGATTTTGAAATGGCTCATTATGTTCCTAATGCAACCAGTTATAGATGTTCACATTCCACCCATGGGCATAGCTATAGATGTTTAATAACATTAGAGAGTAGGGTTTTAGATTGGGGAGCAATGACATATGATTTTGGACTGCTCAAGGGCACAGCAAAAGATTTTATAGACAGCATGGACCACTGCATCATGTTCTATAACAAAGCCCCCGAGGAGTACCAGAATTTCTTCCGCAAGAACAATGACCGCTGGATAGAGGTACCATTTATACCTTCCGCTGAGATGATGTCAGTATTTATCCTGCATTATATCAATGTCATTCTCTACCATACCAAAACTAATAATGGAGAGGGAGATATCAAATGCACCTCGGTGAGAGTTTTTGAGACTCGCACAGGCTCAGCAGAATGTGACCTCGAGGATGAGAAGAACCTGTGGAAGAGTCACTGGATTCCAAAATTCTCTGATGGAGTACTAAGAGACTGGGGAGAAGACCTGAAAAAGATTATGTTCGAGGGCAAAGTAGTTGCAAATCCTGTAATTAAACAACAGGTTCCTTACATAGAATAACTTTTGGGGGATATTATTAAATGAAATATCGGCCAGGGTAGTCGATTACACGGATGGAGAGAATGTAAAAATCCTCTATGAAGTCCGGAGCCTCAGAGTTTTTAACTCCAGGGCAGCCCATAGGACAATCAATTAAAAATACAAAACAATGAAAAAGATTCTTTTGGCAGCCATTTTTGCGGTTGCTATGTCGTTTGCAAGCTGTGGTCATAAAACCGTAAATTCTAATGTAGCAGATTCCACATCAGTTGATAGCGTAGATACTACACAAGTTGATTCAACAGATACCACAAAAGTTGATTCTACTGCACTATCTAAGTCAAATTCAATTAAGACTATGGTATTGAAACCCATGAAATAACATGGGGATCATAATTTGAAAGCTCTATTAATGACAGGCCTGGGAGATCTCTCTCAGGCTTTTTTTATGCTTTGAATATTGAACGGATATCCAGAGTAGGGTATATTATTGTAATATAAGATATCCAAAGTTAAACATGACAAAAACAATTAAAAAAAGGAATGGGGATATTGTGGATTTCGACATCCAAAAGATCCTCCATGCGGCCCAGCAAGCCTATGATAGTGTTAACCAAGAGATGACCGAGAACGTGCGCAACAAGATTCTCGAACACAAATACAGGGATGCAGGAACAGTGGAAGAGGTGAATGATTCTCTCCAAACTATTCTCTATCACTGGGCTCCGCAGAAGGTATATAACAGTTTTATTTTGTATAGGGCCAAGCGCGAGGCTGCTCGTAGGGCTATCCATGGCCTGGACGTAGAAGTAGGTGGCGTGAGCGATGGAACCAATATAGAGGCCATCAATGAGAACTCTAATAAGGATGCCAGGCTCAATTCTACTCAACGTGATCTCTCTGCTGGTACCTATAGCCGCGGTTTTGCTCGAAGAAATCTGATGCCTGCTGATGTTATGGAATGGCATGACAAGGGATTTCTCCATTTTCATGACCTGGACTATGCCCTGGTGAAGAGCATGTTGAATTGCTGTTTGGTGAATATATATGACATGCTATGGAATGGAACAGTTGTGAACGGCAAGATGATTGAAAGACCTCATTCTATTCAAACGGCTGCTAATGTGGCCACACAGGTAGTTCTACAAATCGCCAACAATCAATATGGTGGCTGCTCCATGAACCTGGCTGATCTGGCTCCCTGGGTAGATATCACTCGCCTTAGCTGCATCCAGGAAACTATTCAAGACCTCCATGAGGGTGGAATAATTAACCCCGACCAGGAGAAAGTGATGAAAATCGCTGAACGAAAAGTAATTAAGGCTATTAATACTGCTATGCAGACTATTCAGTACCAAATTAATACTTTCTCCTCACTCAATGGTCAGAGTCCTTTTGTATCTTTGTTCCTATGGGTAGATCCCGAGGCCTCCGAGCAACTACAACAGGATACTGCTCTATTAATCCAGGCTACCCTGGAGCAACGCAAACAGGGTATTAAGAACGAGGTCGGCCGTTGGACCACTCCGGAGTTTCCAAAGCTGCTTTTTGTTACAGATGAGAACAACCTTAAGAGGGATTCCAAGTTCTATTACCTCAAGCGCATGGCCTGCGACTGCACGGCCCATAGGATGAATCCTGATTATATGTCCGCCAAGATGCTCCGAGAATATAAAGAAGGAAATGTATATGCCTGTATGGGTTGTCGTTCTTTACTTTCTCCATGGAAAGATAAGGAAGGGAACTATAAGTTCTGGGGTAGAGCCAATCGCGGTGTGGTATCTCTCAATCTCCCGGATGCTGCCTTGACCGCCAAGCAAGAGGGCCGTGACTTCTGGGAGGTGCTAAACGAGCGCTTGGAGATGTGCAAAAAAGCCTTGATTGTTCGCGATTCCTGGCTCCGAGGATCCAGTGTTAATACCAGTCCTATTCACTGGAAGCATGGTGGATTAACCCGCAAGAAAGAGGGTACCATTGATGAGTTCCTCGATGGCGGTTATACCACTATCTCTTTAGGTTATATTGGAGTTTCGGAAACCACCCAGATTCTCATAGGTCATAACATCACCGAACTTGAGGGTCATGATTTCGCCTTGAAGCTGATGAAATATCTGAACAGCTGGTGCGTGGAACATGCAAAGGAGCCACATCTCAATGGTCTGGCCCTATATGGAACTCCTGCAGAAAGTCTTTGCTATCGTTTTGCTCGCACTATTATGAAGCGCTTCGGGGAGATCCCTGGAGTGATTGACCACGAACATAGATATCTCACCAATTCCTACCATGTGAATGTACGACAGCTGATTGATGCCTTTACAAAGATTGACCTGGAATCAGAACTCCAGCTCCAGTCCATGGGTGGTGCCATTTCTTATGTGGAGGCTCCGGACCTAACCGCTAACATCGATGCAGTGGAGGCTTTGGTGGACTATGCTTATGACAAGCTCATCTATTTTGAAATCAATCTCCGCGGCCTCGACCAATGTGATGAATGTGGATACGAGGGAACCCTGATTTTCAAGGATGGGGCATGGACCTGTCCTAAGTGCGGATGTAATAATTTAGATAAGTTGAAAATTGAAAGACGAACCTGTGGCTATCTTCCAAGCGGCCGAGGGTGGAACGCAGGTAAGACCGATGAGATTAATGACAGAGTACTTCATTTGGGTTAATATACATGAAAGGGTGGGGAGTTTTTCCTCACTTTTTTTCTAAACATTTTGGATAGATAGATGATATAAATTCAAACAAAACAAAAAGAAATGAGAACAATTTTTCAATGTGTAATTGCAGCAGGAGCAATAGTTGCCGCCAAGCTCTATAATCTGGCGGTGGTCACAGATCTCATTAGTGCAACATTTATAATCGTGGGTCTCCTATATGCTCTGACCATGTATGCTACCACCATTCCTTTTGTGGTATCTGACTTGACCACCCAGAACAAAATACAAGGAATCATGGAAAAAGCCCAGAATGACTTCACCAATCAGTTTATATTTATCACTATCTTCTTTATCATCTCGTTATGGGATAACCTGTTTACCCTGGGCATGGTGGCAGTTTCTGGATTTTCGGTGATATATTACTATGCAAATATCCATAAATTGATTAAACTCCACGAGAAGCTGGATGATAAGTTCTAAAAATAAACCCAAAACAAATATATTAAGTTATGAAAGAACATGATATAATTGACGACATGATTTGGATGTCCTATAGATATTGTATAGGCAGACATACTATTGCAGCGGCCATGCATGCACCTCAACTGGCTCAGTTCATTGCAGCTAATGATATATCCGAACAGCGGAGGCAATTTTATGCAAAGGATATCCTCTCCTCTATCAACGATGTCCTACACTGGCATGATGATGTGAGGTTTGATGGATTTTATGAGGATGCTTTTGGAGTGCTGTTCCAGCAGCCAGAATCAAAGAACACTATTTACATCATTGACCGCACCGGAAAAGTGAGTACCAAGGAAGGAGAGGTAAAAAATTCATTTAGGGACACCTATATGGACCTGATCCCATGGTACAAGCTCGCCATGTGGCTCCAGAGCGGAGACATGATGTCCTGGCCTGCAGAGAACGGCGAGATGCGAAGCGTGGAATCCAAAACATATGAAAAAAATCCATTTTTGGAGGTATATAAATGTTCATAAAGATCAAAGGCAAGGAGCCATCATATGTCAACACAGATTTTATCCAATCTATCATCAATGGTCAGGTTCAGATGGCCGATGGTTCGGTATACAAATTGGATGCAGGTGGCCTTGAAGAGGCTATCCAGGGCGACCCTATGGTCATGGCCTTGGAGAAGATAGCAGAGAATGTAAAGTCAATAAATATCCAAACCAAACAAAATATATAGAAATGGCAAAAGCAACAAGAGAAGCATGGATGACCTATGCGGTATGGGCATTAGATAAGCACGTATTCAATGGTGAATTAGAAGCCAAGAGTAAGGGATTTCAAATCTCAGTAGCCAAGACCGGTACAAGAGGATTTGATTTTGTTCTACCCTACCAGGGAGAGGATGTGAGTCCGGATGACTTTTTCCCCATTACCATCACCATTGATTACAAGATCAAGGACATGGAAGAGGCTCTCCTCAAGCTCGCCTATGTGATGCTCAAGGCCTTTAATGATGACCCCAAGGGCAAGCGACTAAAGAACCTGTGTAAGTCCTATTACTTCGAGGCCCCTTATACCGGTCCTAATCCTTCAGCCTATCTCCGCGAGCTGATTAAGGAAACCCTCAACGATATCCTCGATCAGATGGGAGAATTTCCAGGAAAGCCTATTGTGGTGAAGCCCAAGGAGCAAAAGGAGAAGAAATCTAATAAGGTAGTATTTTTCTGCCCGGAATGTGGCTGGGAGGTATATGCCTCTAACAAGATGATGAAAGACAGGTCCGGTTATCCTACATGCATATGCGGATGTAAGATGGGTCGAGCCGAAGATGAGCCCAAGGATGAGAAATGAGAGGCAAGCAAAGGATTCCGAGGATAAAAATCTCGGAGCACGAAATCAAGGATTTCCCTAAAGAGAATTTACAACCACAAGGACTAATGGCATTTCTGTATAATGCCTTAGAAAAACCCGAAGATAGAGAAGGACTTTAGGTCCTTTTCTATTATTTAGGATGTGGACGTGGCTGTAATAATAGTTGTTGAATAAGTTGGCTGTCCACACCAACCTAATCAAAATATAATTTCATGATTCCAAAAACAAGGAAAAAAACAAAAAAACTAAAACACATTCTTCTTATTTTATCGTTCCTATTGCTTCCCTCTGTATCTATTCCAAAGGATGCACCTGCTCCAGGACCAGGTCCAAAGAAAATTACAATGGTAGCAAACACTTCTCCTATTAAAACATCAACTAAACAGGATTCCCTTAAGGACAAGCTTATAAATGAAATTGACAATTACATAGACAAGATAGCCCCGGAATCAAGACTCCGAGGTAAAACCATTGTAAAAGGTTGCTTAAAACATAACATAGAACCTGCCTTTGTACTGGCCCAGAGCCAGATAGAATGTCACTTTGGGACTACAGGTACCGCAAAAAAGTCCAATTCAGCATGGAACGTAGGTGCCTATGATGGTAAATCCATATCCTGGATGGCCAGAAGAGGTCATACCTATCGCCATCCGGATGATTCTTTAGAGCCCTATCTCAGTTTATTAGAAGATAAATACCTGGCGGATGGCAAGACTATTCATCATCTAATGCGGAACTATGTATCCACTGAAGGACACAGGTATGCCTCCTCGAGGGATTACGAGAGTAATTTAAGGCGAACCTACGAAGACATCAAGAACAACACAAAAATCAATACTCTATATAACAAAATCAAAAAGGAGGCCTAAACCTCCTTTTTTTTATAGAATCAATAACCATAATACCTGACCAGGGATTCCTCCCAGAACTGTCCAGAAGACATCTGACCAGTCAAATACATTTCCATACTGCTTGTCCTTGAACTCCAGACACAGGCCTGCTATGATAGCCCCAGGGAGGCCTCCGGCAAGACCGCAGAGTAATCCTCCAAGGAAATGCTTATCATGATTACTCTCTTTGAATGCCTTAATTATTTTTTTGAACATGAGCTATTAGGTCTTGTTTTTACTACTTCAGAAAACTCATCCTTGTTCAGATACCAAAATGGCTTGCTGCCATCCTCATATCTCATCCTTTGGAAATCCCCAGGGTGTAGAGCCAGGTGACCCAGGATGCGCAAAGGGTTAAAGATGTTACTATCATCCCAGCCAGCCTTACGACCACGGAAGAAAATGAAACCAGGGATAGTTAATAATCCCACTAAAAATCCTATTCCAAACATATCTATCACACAGGAGAAACCACCATATTAGGATGATTAGATCCAATTTTTATCATTTTGCCATTTGAATTGATTGTATACATAAACTCCCCCTCTTTGGTCACCTCCACATATTGCACATATCCAATAACATCCAAAGGAAATACACAATCGCACTTAAAGTGAAGGGTCTTACCAATTAATTGAGAGGCAATGTATTCCTTAAATGGTGTCATCTAATAGTAATTGTAATTGGTTCTTCGCAACTGAATACTTTTTGATAGAATTTAATACAGGTATCCTTGGAGTTGATGACCTGGCCCACTACCTTGTTCTGGCCAAGCAAAATACAGCCATCAGTATCCGCAGGAACATTTCCTGCATGGATGAGGACTCCCTCAAAGCCAGGAACATTCAACAAACGAGGAACCCTACCCCCTTTGCAATTCGTTACATAAAACTTCTCCTTGCTGAGGCGTGGGCTGAGGACAGATGTGGTCACCTTATAGATGCCCACAGGGATGGCCGTAGAACTCTTGACCTTGATTTTTGCGATTTCAGATGGTGCCATAGACTGCTTCAGATCCCTATCCATATCCTCCAGGGTATCACAGAAATACACTCCATCTATATACAGCTTTCCGATGGTATAGGCGTCTTTCTTGGCGATGCGCCGCAACATAATTTCCATAGTGTATAATTTTTTTGATCTACCACTAAATAATAGCCAGGGACTCACATATATTAGGACATAAACAATAAGGCAAAAAAATATGCAATTAACAGGAAAAATGATTGTAGATGGCGGTTCTATCACCGGAGTATGTAAAGAGGGAATCCAACAACAAGGAGTAGATGTTCGTTTGGCCCAGGTCTTTGTTTTAGAGGGGACCGGGGAGATTCCTGCCAAGGGCAAAACAGTTATTCCTCGCAGACATGCGCTCCCTGCTGTGATAGGCTCGGTTCTCCACCTACAAGAGGGATATTATGAAATTGAGTTTTTCGAGGGTTGCAACCTCAAGGCGGATGAGGCCATGTACCTCAAAACCAGATCCTCCTTGGTTCGCTGCGGGGCTATCGTCCATTCTGGTCAGTTCGATGGAGGATTTCATACCGTCCATATGGGAGCCTTCCTCGAGGTGTTGCGACCCATTAGGATTGAGATTGGTGCTCGCGTGGCTCAGGCCATTATTAATAAGACCTATGAGGTCCAAAAAGAATATATGTATGATGGGCAATATCAAAACGATGAGCAGCGTTCTTCATGGTCTACTGAACAAAAAGGGTAAAAAAGACACATTATCTGTCATCGATACCTATGACATTGAGGTATCCCCGCTATGGTCAGGATGCAGGAATAAAGAGGAGCTCCAAGAAATCATCCTCAAATATTGGGCAGAGCTATTTCAGAAGGATGGTCCACCTGCCACCAAGATGGAAGTAGTTAAATACTTCAATGAATTACGGAAACATGTCTTTAAGGACAATGATAATCTGGGAGCCACTATTCCCTCTTATTGTTCTCCGGGATTGTATGAAAATGGAACATGGAAAATGAAGATAATGTTTCCTGCAGGCCTGGAATTATGTAGTATTAAATGGAGGAATGACTAAACATTCCTCCTTTTTGTTTGATATATAGATGTAACAAAAGGAATGGTGTATATGGGATTGCTTAATAAGAACGAAAAAACTTCAAACATATTCTTCGAGGATGTAAAATCAGTCATTTCAAAGATGGCGAGCTCGCTTAATAAGAACGGGTTTATCTCATATGATGATTGGAAGGATGCTGATGAAACCCTGACTCCCATCTTAGGTCCAAGTATGCATGGGCTACCTAAAAATGCGGGCATCCTGGTCTTTAAGCGCTCCTGGACAGGCTGCTCATGCTCCATCTATATCATTGACAAACCTGAAGAGGGGAGAGTGGCCTACCATATCGGCATTAGTTCTCAACACAGTGGTTGTTTTGAAAGACATATCACAAGGATACCCCTCTCCAGGTCAAAAAATATGAACCTGATATTTAAGCTGAGTGATAATATGATGAAGAAATTATTAAACGAAACTTATGAGCTTGCTTAATAAGAACGAAAAAACTTCAAACATATTCTATGAGGATGTGAAAGATGTCATTGTAAATCTGATAAAAATGGTATTGGATAGAAGGTCCTTTGCTGAAGATATATGGAACAATGCATATAATACTCTATCTTCCATTTTAGGAGATCAGGCTTATTGTATGCCAGAGGTAGGAAATGCATTGACTATTAGATGGAGTCATGGTCTTAGTATCTATATAGTAGACAATCTGGGAGATAAACGCAAAATATACTGCATTGAAAACATAGAACAGAAATACTTTCAGTTCAGCACCTGGGATTATAGGGTTGATTATCCAGATTTCCAACGTGGCATGTCATTTGAAATAAGCGATAATATGACAAGATATTTATTAGGTGAGGTTTATAGAGTTGATTAACTATTCCTTATAGAACACATATATTAAACAAAACAAAAAACAATGTATAAAAACAGAATCCAAACCTGCTGCGAACTCCCAAATGATTTGTTGGGAGTGAATAAGAAACTAAATGATTATGATTTTGTGCTGTATCATCTTTTTATAAGCAACCAAAAATATCATGATTATTACCTTAATTTGAGCCGCAACACTTCTCGCACCATAATCTTTGACAACTCGGCCTATGAATTTTTTGTTAAGGGTGCAAAGTTGGATATTCCTCAGTTTATGGATGCTATCCAGGAGCTCCGTCCACAGATAGCCTTGTTACCAGATGTGCTGATGGCTAAGGGGGCCACTATCCAGGGGGTGAAAGAATGCCTACATATGAATCCTGGTAGTTATATCCCTCAATGGATGGCAGTGGTCCAGGGCAACAGCACCCGAGAGTTCTTAGAGTGCATTAATGTATATAAGGAGCTCGGCATTAAAAACATAGCTATTCCATTCCACAATACCTTTCTCAAGGAGGACCTGTTTGAACGTGGAGAGGCGCACATCGAGAATATGTGGAGACTGAAATTTGGCCGCATCACCGAGGATATGCGTTATGCCCTGGGCAGGATTGAACTCGTATGGGAGATGTGGGGATATCTTCGCGGATTTGATAGAATCCATTTCTTGGGTTCACACAATCCCTATGAGAAAGTGTTCTTGGAGCAGATTCTGGGCAATAATCACTTTGATAAAACTACTATCAGCATGGACACTGGTTATCCTACAAAGGTGGCCCTGGAGGGATATGCCCTTTTCGAGGAGCCCTCTAAACCAGAGGTTATATTAGATGATTTTATTGATGAGGAGATTGCGGACATGGATAAGCCTCTAATAATCTCCAATATTCAAAAATTTCATGACCTATGACAAGTATTACAAAAGACGAAATAAGACAGCTCAAGGGGCCTCAGTTCAGAGAGGCCTGGATGATAAAACATCATCCGGAAACGCATGATATTATCTCTAAAATAGTAGCCCCGTCCTGGCAGGAGAAGGTTTTCATGTATCTGGGTGGAGAGAACAAGGGTTGTAAGATCTGTGGGAAGCCTACCAAGTTTGTCAATGCCCTGGTGGGATATAGAGAGTACTGCGGTCGGAAATGCTGCAATGCAGATCCAGATAAAAAGGAAACTATAAAAGCCACTAACATTAGAAAATATGGTGCTGTTACGCCTGCAGGCAATAGAAAGGTGAAGGAGAAAATCAGGAATACTCTCCTGGTCCATAAGCCTGAACCAAAGAAATATACCTACCGTCCCCCAAAAAACCTCGCGAAGCTAAAGCGAGATATAATGGCCAAGTATGAAGACATGGATATGGTACCGGACAACCTCGATATGAAATCCAGGATTTGTGGTTGGTTAGATGAATGGGGCATAGAGTATAACGCGCAGGAAGATATCCACATCCCTTCCAGAAACATGGTTATAGCCTGTAATGGATGTTATAACCACTCTGCCATATTCAAATCTCCGAAATATCACCTGACAAAGTTCAAGAAATATGAGGCCGATGGTATTCAGCTCATTCAAATCTGGGAGGACTGGATGGTTCGCACCCCAGGGATAGTCAAATCGTTTATACAGGCCAAGGTAGGAGCCTGTCATGAGGTTATATATGCAAGAAAATGTAAAATCGTGGATGTAAAAGGAAAGATGGCCACCCAATTTTATAACCAAAATCATATCCAGGGACGTTGTAATGCGAGTCATCATATAGGACTGGAATATGATGGAGTACTGGTGGCCTGTATGTCCTTTGCCAAGCGCTCTAAACTATCTGGCTCTAAAACGCTCATTGATGGAGAATGGGAACTGATTAGGTTCTGTAATCTTCGAGGACATAGAGTGGTAGGTGGTGCAGGAAGATTGTTGAAGTTCTTTATAACCCAGTTCAGTCCTACTATCATCACCTCCTATTCAGCCAATGATATTAGTGATGGGCAGCTATACAAGGCACTGGGATTTGAGAAGTTCAATGATGGTCAGACCTCCTATTGGTATGTAGAACATGGAACCTTCCATAGATATCACCGATCCACATTCACCAAGGCTGGTATAGTACGCCATGGATGGAAAGAGCAGGTGGATAGCACCTGGACAGAACGCCAGGTGATGGAAACGAAGCCTTTTTATAGGATTTATGATGCAGGAACCACTGGGTGGAGGCTGATGGTGCGATAAATTCGATCTACGAGGAGATTTTGGACTTGCCTTTATAACTACAAGGCAACTATATTTGATCGCAGTAGAGCGAAGAAAAACCACCAAATCTCAAATGTATTATTGTAATGTATGGGGCTACTTAATAAATCAAACAAGACCCAGTTAGTTGGAATAAAGGAAATCTATGGGGATGCGATATTCATATATCCAGGCTATTTGAATATGTGTGATGAAATAACAGAGGCTATCCTGAAGCTCAATCCTTCCATAGATGGTTTATTAGATGGCGAGTCCCTGGTTCCTATATTCAAGGCCAAACACATCCGCAAGGTGTCCTGTAATATAATCTCAAAAGTTAAATATAAGGACACAGACATGCTGGTGATTACCTATTATGGCATCGCTCGGTCAGGTATTAGGTTTAAGTTAGGAACCCTGGTGGCGGCTACCCCTGATAAAATAAACGAACTCAAGTTCCTATCCAAAAGATTCAACATAGGCAGTCTGATCTGGAAAATGATTGCTAAAAAAAACAAAAGGATGACTTTTAAGGTCATCCTTTTTTATTTGCGCTATATAAGGAGATCTCAGCTCGGCCTTAGTAACTACAAGGGACATATATTTGATCGCAGTAGAGCGCAAGGAACGAAGTTGAGACACTTCATATGTATCATAAATAGCCTTAAATCAAATGTTTGAGCATCAGGATGCTATCTCATGGACTAATATAATGAAAAATAGTGATACTCTACTATTAAACCAGCATCAACAATTTATTATATTAGTACATATATGAAGAAGAACGAAATAAAATGGCTCGAAGCCCATGGTCTGTCCGAGCCGCCAGTATGTATGAATTGTGGAGGTCCGGTTGCTTGGCGCGGACCTAAATATGGTTATTCCATGTTCTGCAGTAGAGAATGTCTGAGTAAATCCAGTTATCGCAAGGAGAAAATTAAAGCGACTTTGCAAAAAAGATATGGAATATCTAATCTTATGCAGAGCGATGTATTTCGTAAAAAGAAAGAGGCTACTAATCTCAAAAAATACGGAGTATCCAATCCCATGCAGAGCGATGCAGTCCGTAAAAAACTGGAGGCTACTAATCTTAAAAAATACGGAGTTAAAAATCCATTTGCAGATAAAGACATTATTAAAAGGATCAAAAAAACTCAAACCCAGAAATATGGAGGCATGGGCAATGGCAGTAAACAGACCTCCAAAAAGATTGAGGCAACCAATATCCAGCGGCATGGATGGAATGGATATAACAATCGAGAAGCCTATAAGGCAACATTAAAAGAAAGATATGGAAATGAGAACTATGTAAACACCGAGGCCCAGCTCAAAACAGTTCAGGCCAAAGAAATCGCCAGGAAAGAATATTTGGTGGGTTATACCAGCGATGGGAACTGGATTTGTAAATGTCCACATCCAGATTGCAATAAATGCTCAGGAAAGCAGTTTATAACAGATGGTGGAGTATATAGAACCAGAACTCACCATAATGTAGAAACTTGCACCATACTCAATCCTATAAACCAACAAGAATCTTGGTGTGAGAATGAATTGAGAGATTTTATAAGGGAACTCGGATTTGAACCGGAGAAAAATAGAACTGTGCTGGATGGTTTGGAGTTAGATATATACATCCCACAAAAGAAAATTGCAATTGAATTTAATGGAGTGTATTGGCATTCTTCAAAATTCAAATCTCCTAAATATCACTTCTCAAAATTCAAGCAATGCCTGGATGCAGGAATCCAACTCATAACTATCTGGGAGGATCAATGGCAAAATAAAAAGGATATATGCAAGGAAATAATTCGATCCAAACTTGGGATTTATAACCAACGTATATATGCCAGGAAATGTAAAGTTGTATCAGTAGACTCCAAGCAAACTACCAAATTCATGGATAGATATCATATCCAAGGAAAGGCCCAGGGGAGTATCCGATTAGGACTGGAATATAATGGAGAAATAGTTTGTTTGATGACCTTTGGAAAGAAACGTAGTTCTATGATGGGAACCCGGGAAAAGACCGAAGGAGAATATGAATTGGTTCGATTCTGCGGTAAACCTGGGGTTCAAGTCGTTGGTGGAGCCTCAAGATTATTCAAACACTTCCTGGATATTACCCCGGATGTTAAAATAGTCAAGTCCTATAGCTCCAATGATATCTCCATGGGTAAGCTATATCAGGCCCTGGGATTTGAAAGAATCTCTCTTCAGTATGGCAACTACTGGTATATAGAAAAGAATACCAATAAAAGATTCCATCGGTATAACTTCTGTAAAGCCAAACTCCGTGACATGGGTTTTGATACCGAACACCTTACTGAATCCCAAATCATGGATACCTTACCATACTATAAAATTGTGGACACTGGAATGATGACTTGGGTTTTTCAATTGTAGATGCGGGATTAATATGACAAATAAAAAAGGAGGAGCTTTTGTCCCTCCTTTTATTGTATCTCTAACTCATTGAATTAGAGGATGAAACCGTCATTAGAATCTACCATGAAGCAGAAATAAGACTGCTCCGGGTGGAAGCCCGCATCTGTGATACTGAAGCGGCTGTTAACCAACAACTTAGGTGCCATTGTACCCTCGACAATAGTCTGAACAGTGTCACAGATGATGTAAGGCATGAATACAACACCTGGTGTCTTACCATCGGATTTACGACCAACGAGGACGCGAGTGTCATCCCAGTTCATATATGGGTCAACATATACGGACATACCTGCAATAGAACCTGCGAAGTAGATGGAACGAGAACCATCCTGAACGAGATCGTTAACCATTGGGTTGATGATAAAGCCTGCGCAATCTTGCAAAGCGGAAAGGATCTGAGTATTAGTAACGATCCACTGGCCACGACCCCAACGAGAAACGTTAGCGATCAAGTTAGCAGCTGCAAGACAACGGCTCATGATACGGCGTTGGTGAGTATAAGTATTCTCAGCAGCGGTATTCTTAGTGGCATTGCGAATAGCACCCCAGTCCTTAGCAGCATTACTACCATCGATACCGATGAAGTTCTTAGCAGCAGAGAAGTCCTTGAGGTTCTTTGTTGCTGGGTCAGATGGACTTGCGAAATAGAGGTTCAAGTCAACACCCTGATACTGCTTCTGAACCAATGCATTAGTGGTACCAAGCTTGAACAAGCGATCCAAGATGCGGTTGTTGATAGCCTGAGAGAGCTCATTCTGCATAGCCTCGAGGACCTTACCAACTACATCAATACCATACAATGGCATATCTTGGAGCTGTTGGCGAGTTACTGTACCAGTTACCTCATAAGCACCCATCTGAATCATCTTAGTGAAGAAGCGAGCACCAATAGTATTACCAACACCAGTCTCGTTTTGTGCGCGAGTCATTGGCTCATCAGAACCATTGCCATGACCATCACCGAAGAAGTTAGAGAACTCCTGAACGTGATCAGCATAAGTAGCTACGAGGTCAGCGTGTGGAGTAGGAAGTTTCACTGTATTAGCAGTAACCTCACCAGAGAATACCTCAGCGATAGAAGCATATTTGTTCTCATCCGTACCGAAGTGTGCGCGAACAACCTTTACCACGATACCTGTGTCAATGCGGCTCTTGCCGATGTAAATAGCATGGAGCTTAGCAGTGTTAGCTGCATTTTCGAAAGTCAGAGCATCACCGGCCTTCAAATTAGCATTTGCTGTATTAGAATAGAAAGCAGTAAGGTTAGCCAAAGAATCAGAAATCTTGATGTAGATTGGCTTGTTCTCATCGTTCTTACCCTTACCATCCAAAGATGTTTCGTTGATGCGGCCGAGCTTACCACCTGCATAAGGGAAGTCCATATACTGGAGCATAGCCCAGGGGCCTGTGGAAGGAATTACAGGAACGAGCTCCAGTCCGATTGTCTGGGCAGCTACTTCCAAAGACATAGTCAAAGTAGACATTGGAATATCACCAGAACCAGTTGCATAGTTGTGAGCATGGAAGTCAGCACCTGTGTTACCGATACCACCACCATCTTGAGGATTATTGAATCCTGTGCCCATTGGCATCATAGGATTGCCAATACCAAGAGTGTTCAACGGTGTAGCATAGATACCACCACTTTGATGACCGCTGTCAATACCTTCTTTAATTTCTTGAACCTGAGCCAACTTGGACATCCAGGCCAATTTCTTAGGGTCCTTAACACCAAGCTCCTCAGTGATGATCTGAGCCCACTTGTTGTTATTTTGTTCAGTAATCATTTTCATATAAATTTTCGGGTTTTAATTATGATTTTATAATAATTTTGAATCAAATTCAAAGTTAATTAATTGAAATAGAGAGAGATACAAGACCTCTCTCCATTATGTTATATTAGTTAGCCGGACTTGAACTGATACCACCAGTGCGATGGATAGTTAAGGTCTGAACCATCTTTTCAGCACCACGAGTTGGCTCCACCTCTACATCGAGGACTACCATCTCATTGTCAATAATCTCAGGAGTATTGTTATCGCTGTCACACTTAGCGCGGTACTCATAGATACCACCATTGGCTTTGGCAAGACCAAGGATGACCTCTGCCTTAGCAAGGATGTTATCGCGGAGGACAGAAGTGTTGTTCTCCCATTGATAACCGCGGAGCATCTTCTCAATCTCATCCTGGAGATAGATAACCAGCTCCCTAACATGCAACTTAGATAGTGCAGTGCGCGGAGTCTGCTTAGCAGTTTGGTTACCCTGGATAGAGGTACCATAACGTGGAACCAAAGTGATTACGTTCACACCAAATGGCTCCAAGACATCCTTGTCCGCTCTGTCGTAGTTATAATCAGGACCCACTACGCCATCATGTTTGATGAGGCCATAGTTAACTCCTGCTACGATGTTATAAGCATGACGCTTTTGTAGTTTCTCCATGAACAAATTGGAAACCAGGGCAGTAGAAGGAGCGATGAACTTAGTAGAACCATCTGTCATCTTCAACTGGGTATAGAACGCAGTCCAAGAGGCACCCTGAGCCTCAGTTGGTAAGGTAATACCATTGGTGGCCTTAGCTACTTCCTTCATATCGAACCCACCAGTATATGCAGTGTGACCACAATGGCGCATTACAGATTCCATGGATGGGAAAGAAGTGATGAGGATAGCATTGTCCTTAGCCTTAACAATCTGAGACATCAAAGACTTCATGCCAATACCAGGATAGGTCTGGAAGGTGTCCACGAGATAGTGATAATCACAATCTACATTATTAGACAGCGCCTGACGGATGCCCTTATAGGAAAGTGCAGAGAAGATGTCAGCTTGCAGGCTTGGTCCTGAGGCATTACGAGCGATGGAAGTATACTGATATCCGTGCATTGGGGTACCTACTACCTTACGAGCTACCACAAATTCCTTTTCTCCACCATTGGAAAGGGAGTACTTAAAGGAGGTTTGTGCATAGTCATTGATTTCAATACCTGTACCGGAATCCCTCTTGGCCTTCTCCAGGGCGGCCAGAGCAGCATTGTATGCAGCTTCCTTAGCTTTAGCAGTCTCCTGGGCAGTCTTGATGCCTGCCTCGTTACCGGAGCCCTTCTTAACAGCATTCTCGGCTACCTTAACCGCAGCCAGAGACTTATCAAAGGCGAGCTTAGCTTCCTTTACCTTTGTCTCGGCATCCTGAACCAACTGGGCATTAGTTTGCGAAACAGTAGCTACCAGGCCCATGGTACCAGAAAGAAGTGCTACCAGGAACTGAGCCGGGGTGAACTTGTGATTTGCATCCAGGCCGGTCCATATAAGGTCTGAATGAGTATGAGCACCGCCATTGGCAGCCAAAACAGAGAATTGCTGAGTACTGGACTCATTACCCTTACTATACTCATCCGAAGAAGAATAGAAACCGGAGCCATCAGAATCGAGGTCTGCAGCAGCCTCCAATTTGGACTCATCAATATTAGCTAACATGCCATGGATGTCTGAATCTGCATTGAAGAGATGATCGATGGAAACAAATGAACCAAGACCATCACGGAAGCCCGGGATAGTGATACCCACATAGGAGGCTACATAGTTGGAAGTAGAGACATCAGCCATATCTACCAATGGATCAGCCAGTTCTCCATATGCATTTACATACTTAGGATTGGTATATACCTTGCCATCAGCATCATCTACTATACAGAAAGGAACCCAGGAGAGCTCGCGTTCGTTATCGGAGGAAGGATTGGTGATATTAGTACCAATCTTCTGTTGCCAATCAGCAATGGTGTATGTAGTGTAGTTACCATTCTCATAGGCACGGACCTCTTTCAATACAGGACGATCAGTGTTAGGATAATATTTTGTATCTCCTACCTGATGGTCGCCTTCCACAGTATCATAGGTGTCATAGATGAACTGAACTGGGATGCATGCTCCAAGAGTTCCGGTATGGTCAAAGAGAGATTTCTTGGCCAGGTTACCACGGAACACATAGATTTCCATGAAGAACTCATCCAGGTAATGGTCCTTGAGATACTCCATATAAGGAGGCATCAGATAGGATTGATTACTTGAATACCAGTCGCTAACCTTAACATGCCAGTTCGCAGGCACAACAGGGCGCATGAAGATAGTACAATCATCCTTGCTATCACTTACTCTGGCGATGCGGATGAGGTCAGCAGCACCATTGGAAGCAGAATTAGCTCCCATACGAATGTCATGCAGGCGCTCGGAATCCACGTGCCAAAATCTGTTTGTATCATAAATGGTAGAAAGGGTAACATCGCGCATACCCTTAGAGGTAGCAGCTACCAGGGCGTCCTCAGGGATATGAAGATTCTGACCATCTCCAATCAATTCATTAGTATTAAAACCAATGATATTGGCAGTTTCGGTCTTGCCATGGAGGTTAAATGGTTTCAAGTTCAATGCGAGGATAGGACCAGCTTCCAGGGCTTGTAAGCAGAGGCGATGGAAGAAGATGCCCTTACGCTCCATGCGGCGAGAAACACCACCGAAGTAATTGATAAATATCTGAGGAGACTCCACATAAACAAGTGTGTTGAAGGGTCCCTTTTCAGAGTAACCAATAAACAATCGGATAGAATCACGCTCCTCTACGGGGATTTGGCTCTTATCGAACACATATCTGTAGAGGCCAGCACTTTTCAGCTGGGAGAGATAAATAGGTAGACTCATATAATCCGTTTAATTATGTTTGAGAAAATAATAATCATTTCTAATTTTTTAGGTTAACATATTGATATCATGGAGGTTAGCTCATTAGATTATTTTCGGCATCATAAAGAAGTCCGTGGCCCTATTATTCTCGGCCCATTCCTCTATTTTGGTAATCTCATCGTCTGCAGTGGACTGGAAGCGTTCTACGTTGATGGTCACCCCACCAGGGAACTTGAACTCCCATACCCCTAAGATATCTGCGAGGTCCTGCTTGCAGAAGCAAACACACATCCGAAAGAAATAATAATTGTTATATAAGTCCTGAATGCGAACCCTTTTCCAGGCCTGAATGAGGAGGTCTGAGTGACCCAGATTACCTAATATGACCAGCTTATGGCTGTTCTTATTGTAGTTATAGGTAAGGGGGGGATTGAGAAATTGGTCAAAGGTGTCCACCTCATATAGCCCCATCATCACATCCGTAAGGGTATAACCGGTACCTCCAGAGAGGCCCATGCCACCACCGATAATTCCTGCCCCACCGAACATGGAATAGGAAGACATAAGCATGCGCTCTATGCTAAAATCACCCACGGTCCCATATCGAAGGTCTTCCTGTAACTTATGGCAGCCGAAGATACCAATTATCTGGGGAGGAAGCTGAATGGTTCTATTTAATTTATCGCATTTGCAGATGTCACTGTTTTTAATGAGGTAATACCGCTCCTCGGCGGCCTCGTCCACATTCTCCCAGAACCACTGGGCAGCCTGGTATATCTTCT